ACTTCACCCCATACTTCAGCCGTTTGGCGGCTTCAGGTATGGTCGGACGTTTTGGAAGAGGCTTGGTCATTCAAGTTCTGATCCTAACGCAGCGTAGCCGATGGTGTCGATCCAGTTGTCGCGTTTGTTGCTTGTCACACTCCTCGACATTTTCAAGAGGATCATCATGGAGGCGACATCCTTGGGTGTGATCTCTACGCCTTTGTAAGCACTCCACAACTGCGCAATGCGGGTGAAACTGGCTTTGGCTTCGCCGTAGTCAGCAGCCCGGTCTTTGTGGATCAGTTGGCGAGCTTCTTCGAGGATGTCTGTTTGGGGTCGAGTCACGTTGTCCCGCTGAAAGCGAGAGGTGTCATAGGTCTCTTCAGGCATGGTAGTTAAAACGGTTCGTTATCTTCTTGTTCCTGCTGACGCTTCAAGTCAGCGACAGTTTTCTTTTTGTGGCATTTGTGGCGGCAGAGCAACTGGAGGTTTCCTTCCTTGTGCTGGCGTCGGTAGAAACTGACCCGCTGGCTGGTATCCATGGATCGGTGGTGAGCTGGTCCTTGGGGAATGATGCAGTCGAAGTCGAGGTGCTTGTCCGTCCCACACTCGAAGCAGGCTCCGCCCAGCTTGAACATCAGTTCAAACCTAGCGCGTCTTGCCCACTCTTTCTGACGCTTAGCCATTGTGATAGCGTGCGAGAGCTTGGACCCGGTGCTTCTTGGCGCAGACGGAGCACATGGCCTTGCCGGGGCGAGCCTTGGATTCGGCGCACTGAGTGCATAGTCCCGCTGCTCTGAGAGACTTGTAGCGTGCTGTCTGGTAAGCCTTTATGTCGCGGACCTTGTACTCCACTTTGTAGGGTCCGCGAGGCTTGCCAAGGCTTGCTTTGATGGCGGACACCTTTTTGTGTGGAGACAGCGACTCGTCTTCGATGATTTCTCGGATTCGTTTCAGGTAGTTCATGGTTTAGCAAAAATCTTCCTCGTGTTTGATGGTTAGTTTTTTCCTTGGCACCGCGCCTTCGCGGTAAGATTCTAGGAGTTGGAGCGCAGTTAAAAGTCGGTCCTCCACCATTTTCTTCTCTTCGATGACGCTCGCAACGGCATAGTCAACTGTGTCGGGACAGAGGATGCGGTAAACCGTTACCACGGTGTCCTGTCCTCGACGGTCGAGACGAGCGATCATCTGCTCGTAGTCCTCTCGGCTGTAGGTCAACGTCAACCAGACGAGCGTGTTCCCGCCATGCTGGAGATTGAGCCCGTGACCAACGCTCTTCGGGTGAGCAACTAAGATGGGGATCTTCTTGTTGTTCCAATCCTCCAAAAGCTGTTTCTGAGAGGTTTGATTCTTGGCATCCGCAAAGAATCGGGCCTTGGGAAAGTATTTTCGCAGGCGCTCCTGTTCGTGCCTGAAGGCGCACGCTACCAGCACCGGCCCCTCCGTCTGCTTGATGATCTTCTCCAGTGCTTTGATCTTCAGATCATGGATGTCGTGCCACTTGCTGTCGGCGTCATAGATGCTCCCCGACGTGAACTGGAGCAGCTTGGCGACCAGTGCCGCAGCATTTGGAGCCGTGATCTCCGCTGACTTCAACTGGAGCACCAGTTCCTTCTCGAACTCCTTGTAGTCGTGGACGAGGTTCTTGGGCAGATGCACTTCCACGTCCTCAACCACTGTCTCCGGCAGGTTGAGCCAGTCTTTCGAGCGGAGCGTGAGGGTGATGTCGGCTAGCCGGTTCTCGATGGCTTCACCGGAGCCGGGGAGTTCTTTCCACTTGTAGCCTCCGTATCCGGTCTGCCTAAAATACGTCTGCTTGAAGTGCTCATACGCACGACCGAGCCTCTTCCCGTTATCGACAATGCGCGCCTGTGCGAATAGGTCGAGGAGTGAGTTAGGGGCTGGTGTTCCTGTCAGCCCCCAGATGCGCTTGTGGTTTTCGTGCGTGAGTTCACGTCTGTATAAATTGACCCTTTTGCTGGCGGGATTTTTCCCTTTTGTTAGCTCATCCCATATCGTCAGATCAAAGGGGAGTCCGAGCCCCATGCTCCGCCGAGTCTTTACCAACTCGACGAGCTTGGGGATGGACTCGTAGTTGCAGACGTAGATATGAGCCTTGCCTTGCAGGAACGCACGCTTCCCCGCAGGCGAGCGCAGGTTTGCCACCTTCATCCACTTGAAGTCGTCCCACCTCTCAACCTCCAGGGGCCAAGTCAAGTTCGCCACACGCATTGGAGCGAGCACCAGAGCGCCGATGGTCTGCTTGCTCCTGAACAAGGTGTTCAGCGCCGACAACGTCGCCGCCGTCTTCCCGATGCCGACGCCAACGAAGCCGAGAGCGTGCGGGTGGTCGAGCAGGTGCTGCGTCAGCAGATCCTGGGGTTCTGAGGAGGGGAACTTCATCAGCAAAATTCTCGATCTGTGTTCAATAATTTCCGAATGAACTCGCATCCGTCCTCAACGTTGTCGCACCATGTCACGGTGCAGCACTGCCGCGTCAGCTTCTCCATCTCGTTCATCTGGAGAGGCGTGGGCTTCTTGCCTTTGGCCTTTACTTCGAGGAACCCGATCACACCTTGTGGAGTGATGATCATCCGGTCAGGGACGGCTCGGCGGGCGGGGCTGACGAATTTAAGGTACATGCAGCCGTGCTTCTTGGCGAAATCGCCGATCTTTTTCTCGATGTCTTTTTCGAGCTGGGGGCCGATGGGTTTCACAGAATCAGTTCTCCTTGAAGTTCGTCCATCTCTGCCTGTTTCTCCGCCTTGCACAACTCCTGAAAGCACGGGAGCAGGATCAGGTGGTTCACCTGCGAGATGGCGTCGTCGAGGGCGTTGTGGTGCGTGCCCACGCGAGCAGGCATTTTGATGTGCGGGTACATCGCCTTGAGAGTTCGGTAGCAGCGGTCGTTCCAGAACTTCCAAGGAGCCTCCATGCCTAGCAGGTCGTAAGCTGCTTTCAGGAGAGAGTTGTCGAAGTTGGCACCATTGCCCCAGAGTTCGGTGTTCGCACAGTTGTGCTCATCGCGTTCCTTGGCGTCAGCGTTATCACACCAGACTCCAAACTTAGTCAGCGCATAACCAATCTCGACTGATTCCTTCTGGAACTCGGCGCGAGCCTCGTCCGACTGCTTCATCCACCACTTGACGGTGTCCACGTCGATGAGGAGTCCGGCATCGACGCAGCTTTGCATGTCGATCCTCGTGTAGAAGGGCTCGCCGTAGGGTCCATTCTCGTCGAACTTGGTGGCTCCGATGGAGATGATGATGGAGCCGGGACGGGTGCCGAGAGTCTCCAGATCGCACATAATTTTTGTTGGTTTGATTTTTGGGTTCATAGAGGTAGTAAACCTATTTCAATTTGTCGAAATTGTCCAATTATTTTTGATAAAATTCAACGACCCCGCCTTCAGCGGCGAGAGGCATACCTTCGGCCCAAGCCGGGAGCTTGGTGAGGCACTGGACGAAGTGGTCTGGCGAGCGATATTCAGATGGATTGTATTCGGCTAAGTCTTCATCGTGAATGATCATCAGGGTTGGGTAGCCATTCACCTCTGCGTTGAGCAGCCCAGTAGCCATGAAATCACCCGCAATTCCTTGAATTTGATTGTTGCAAAAAATGCCTGGATGAATCTCGACTCGTCCCCAGTGAACCGTCTTCGGAAGCTGGGAGAAGATGGTGATGGCTTCGCCAAGACGAACGCCTTTGATGTAAGGCTTCTTGGACTCCTTCAGAACCTTTCCTCGAAGCTCTTGCTCATGCAGCCTAGCTATCTGAGCTTCAGACGGATTGAACAGTTTCTTCATCACCCCCTCCTCGACCAGCTCGCCGTCTTCATCTTTGATGAAAGTGACTTCGGTCCATCGTAGTTGAGGAACAAGCTCTGGTTTCGGGTAGGCGATCTTCCGACCACTTGGCAGGCGCATGAAGAGATACTTCATCCCTGCGGTGTGAGTGCTGAAGAACGCGCAGCCTTTGCCAAACGGAAACACCTTTCCAGGAGTCTTGATGGCTCCTTTGGAAGCTCGTTCAATGTCTCCCCACATCCTGACAATGGAAGGATTGGCTTCCCGCCATGCTTTGATTATTCCCGGAAGCTCCTTCTTGGTAAGCCCCTGCTTGAGAGCACCCATTCGGACGAGAGCACCTGTGCCCCCGGCATAACCACAAGCGAGTTCACCGGCCTTCGATTTCTGTCTCAACGGATGGTGTTTACCGTGCTCCTTTTTGTAGTCGTCAAAGTCCTTCATCGTGACTCCAAACATCTGACAAGCCGCAGCTTCATAAATCTTCCCGTGACCTTTGAACACGTCGAGCTTCCACTCCTCGTTCGCCTGCCACGCCAGCAGGCGGGCTTCGATGGCGGAGTAGTCGGCACTGAGCATTGGTTTACCGTCTTGGATGAAATGCCGAATGCAGGAGGCAATCACTTCAAGAGGGGGGCCGTAGTTCAATCGCAGCCAGTCCACGTTGCACCCTTCTTGGATGTCCTTGTAGGCTTGCGGAGACAGACTCTCCATGTATGGTGCGGGCTTCTTGAAGTTCTGCGGCTGAACAAGAGAAGCACTCCATCGCCCCGTCCCGGCTCCATGGTAGGTGTGCGTCCCTCGGACGCGGTTGTCCCGCGGGCCTGCGCAGTGGATCATGGTGGGGATCTTCTTGAGCGAAGCGAAGCTGATGTGCTTCTTGATCTCCAGTACGGCATTCAGTTCTGGGGAGCCTTCGGCGGTGCCGTCAAACTCCTCGAAGAACTCGTCCAGTGTGGCGGCTTGCAGGTTGTCGTGTTTGAACCCTCGCTCCTTGAGCCAAACGAGCAGCTTGGCACCTTGAGACGGCTTCAGCCCTGTGAGAGCAAGGAAATCTCGCTCCAAGGTCTCAGTCTCTTCGTTCACCAGTTTCTCCGCTTTCCGCAGCGCGTCCAGGTTCACGGGGAACCCACGACAGTTGATGTCGATGTCCAGGAGGAATGTCTGGAGCGGGAAGCCAGTCAGCTCGAAGTCCTTCAACGTCTTGTGGATCTCCTGCTCGACCCGAACGTCTTGGATGCAGTAGTCACAGAACTCCTTGAAAGCCTCCGGCTCGTCAGTTGGTTCGATGAACTCGCCTTTGCGTTTGCCGACAGTCTGCGGAACGGAGAACTTGCGAATCAGACCTTTGCCTTTGCTGTCCTTCAGGTTCTTGAGGTTCAAAGTTTCCGCCAGCTTCTCCAAACTCGCAGGCAGGGCGGCTCGTCGGCCCATAGCAGCCGTGCAACGCCATTGATGGTGGGCAGGCGGCTTGAAGCCAAAAGTCTTAAACCACAAAGCGTCCGACATAGGTATCTCAAACCCCGCTGCGTTGTGGGCATACACCAGAGAATCTGGCTGACAAGCCAGCTTCAGAAGCCTCTCAGCTTCGTCAAACTGATCGTAGTCATAATTAGCCCAAAATCTCCAGTGCGGGTTTGGCACATAAACTACAGGATCGTTGTCTCCTTCAGAGATTGCCACGCAAAGTATCTCAGTGCTGCTATCACGCGAGTATCTGTGTCCGCCTTGCTTCTTTATGTCGCAGCGGGATCGAGACTCGAAATCTAAATGGATGGTAGTCGGCATCATCAGTTAAGGTGTTGTGAGGGCTTTCTGGACTGTCCATCCGTAAGCTCTCAGACGGGCTCTAAGTTTCTTTGAATCTATACCTGTGATTTCGGCCCATCTTGGAATGGTGTGAGTTTCCCCTTTGAAAGTTAGTATCACGTTACGGCAACAGTTGTTAGCTTGTTCTTTGCGAGTTGCCCAACGACAGTTTTTGGGTTCGTAATGTCCGTCGTTATCTATACGTTCTATGGTATGATCCTTCGAGGGCGGTTCACCCATGTCTTCAGCAAAGCACTCAAAACCACCTTTCGCTTTATCACCTTTCAACCAGCGTCGGCAGACTTTGATACCTTTCTCTCTGTAGCGGTGGTTGATTGGGTCATCTAAGTAACAGCGACTCTTCATGTTACCCCAAGCAGCATATAACTTTGTATTTAGCCGATTGGTTGTGTGCCCGTGACTCAAGTTTATCAAACCTGCAATTTCCCTTTGAAGGCACCCACATGAACGAACCTGCGCTCGAAGAAGTTTGTACCTTTTATCCTGCCACAAGTTGCCACAGCTACAACGGGCTGTTAGCATTCCTCCGTAGTAACCCTCTTGCTTGATGACAGTCAACCGACCAAATGTTTTACCGAGAACTTTTTGGTGGACGACCGCCTCTCTTCCCGTTTTCTCTACTGGCTTTTTTCTTTGCCTCTGAGCGAGAAGCTCCGCCAATTTTTCCGAGTGTGGACGCGGCTTTACTGATTTTGGTTTCATCTTTCATGCGTAACCTAAGCGTATTGGTTTGTCAATAGTTTGCAATTCAAAAAGTAAAAGTTACCCCAAGACGCGCAGGACTCGAAACCTGCTTTCCCCACATCACGGGCGTTGTCGTGAGCTATGTGTCCATCCACATCGGCGTCTCGGGGTATGATTGGTTTGTTGGAAGACAGAGTTCAGCGCGGCAGGATTTGAACCTGCGTGAAGTTATTCCCATCACAATCCGAAGATAAATCTTCGCGGTGTCCTTTGAGAGACCCTATTTCATTGTGGTTATATTACCTTCTCCCGCCTCCGCGACGAGTGACTTTGCCTTTCGTCCACACGCTGAACTCTGTCTTCAAAAGAAGTCCTCCCGTCCGCCGCTCCTTCAGGTTTACAAGCCGTCTCAGAGTGCATGTCGCGGTGTTGAGCCTTTGCAGGCTACGGGAGGAAATGGGTGCCGCACCACGATTTGAACGTGATCGCCGGATGAAAACGTCCGGTGCTCTACCGTTGAGCTAATGAGGCAAAGGTTTTACGCCGCGTCTTCCTCTCCGGCGTCGTCGGACTCATCGGAGAATACGTCTTCGGCGCGGACACGACTGCCGCCACCACTGAGAGGCTCGCCGTCCTTGAGGAACTGGATAGCCTCGAAGCCTGCGAACAGGCCGCGACCGCCGTTCTCGGTGCCGTAGAAGCGAACGACTACTTTGCAGAAGGAACCAGAGTAAGGCTTGTTATCTTCAGCCGCCAGAGGCGT